GTTTCTTAATCATATCAGTTAACTTCATAGATTCTTTGGTGAATTCTTTTGCGTTCTCCTTATCACCCTTATCTACATCTTTTACTGGATATTTCTTACCATCTACTTCAAACGAATCATCACCATTTGCGATTGCTTTTGCTCTTGCTGCTCCGAATTCGTTTCCCTCTTCCATTTCTTCAGTTTCATTGATTTCGTAATACTTACCAAGAACTTCACCGATTTCATCATATGATGATTCTAATCTTTGTTGTAGTGTTGATACTTCTTTAAGAGTTTTTTCAAATACTTTAAAAGATTCATTCATTCTCTTCATATGTCTACCAACAGTAACACCATCAAACCAATCTCCAGTTTCTGAAAGGGTTACTTTGTTTGCAACCTCAACCAAACCTCTAATTGATTCATACACTTTGGTCAATCCTTCTTTTCTGTAAACGGATTCACCATATGCTTTATATCCCTTTACCGCTTCTAAGAAAGCCTGTTTTTGTTCAGTTGTTAATTCTTCAGCTTGTGGTCTTTCTTCTTCCTCTTCCTTAACAAATGATTTTGCGTAAGGATTAGAATATACTTTTCCAATTTCTACTGATTCGTTTAGTAAATCTTTTAGTTTTTTCATTTGAATACCTTCTTATATAGAACAAACACCATCAATCTCGCAGATGATATCTCTTACCAATGTATTAATTTTTTTATATGATTTTGTAGTACCTCTACTAACTGATTCGTTTACGGGTTTCATAAATGCACCATGTGTTGATGGATTAGAAACAAAATCCCAACAAATCAAATCAAAATCATCTTCTACTGTTACTGTCTTACCATTATTAGATTCTTTTACCGAACCCATACCTCTTGATGAGATACCAACCGTACACCCGGCTTCTAATAATTCTTTAAGTATGTTTCCTGCTGGTGTTTTTAGGATTTCCACTTTACCCATTACATCATCACCATCCCACCATACGTTTCTTACAATGTGAGATGTGTTCTTTAATTCAACAACTGATGATTCTGGATGGTCTAATTCACCAAACGCTCTATTTTCTTTTACTTCTCTACCCATATACTTTTTTACTTCTCTTCTGAGAATTTCAGTAGGATAGATTCTACCATTTTGGTTTTCAGCCTCAGCACGTTGGAGTACTCCCTCAACAATCAACCTACCATTGTTCTCTTTCAATGATTCGTTGATTTGAGTTTTACTCATTTTAAATGGTATAGTATCAATTAATAATTTACTCATTACTTATCCCACACTTTACGTTTCTTATATAGGTCAAACATAATTTGTGCAACCTCATATCTAATAAGTAGACGAATATCTTCCAAATCCTTATTTGAAAGTTCCTCTTTTAGCACCTTTTTATTATGTTTCTTACTTACACTCATGCACTTAACTCTTTAAGTTGTCTTGCAATCTTTAACATTCTTTCAGAAATTTTTCCAAATCGTTTTTGTGTAGATTCCCAATACTGTCCAGCGTGTACACCTGCTTCGGTTTTTAGTTTTGCGTTTTGATTAACAATTCTCTCTAACTTAAACATCATACTATTGATTTCTTTGATTGAATCATTTATTTTCTGATGTTGTTTTCTTGAATCATCTTTCTTAAACTCTTTATATGAGATTTCGTTTATCTTATTCTCTAATTTACGTTCTAATGCTTCTAATTTCTTAGTATTCACTTTTTTCTCCTTAGATTTCTTATACCCTAATACCTCAATGTGGTCATCATCCAAATCATCCTCATCTTTACTCTTAGCAAAAGCATGTGGAGTTTTAATTGGGCCTTCACCACCATCTAAGTTAGCAGTTACATTGGCTTCTTCTAACTCATCAAACTTATCTTCTATTTCTTTTAAGAAACTTTTCATTTAAACACCCTCTTTAGTTCATCATACAACTCATAGTATCTGAGTAATGATAATACTTGTGATTCGGTTATAACTTTTGATGATTTTAACTTAGATGCTAAGGTAATTACCTCATTAATCTTGATTTTGGTTACTTTATCAGTAATTTTAATAGATTTGAGTGATTTTTGAAGTTCAGTTGTTTCTCTAACAACAAAACTCTTTAATTTTTCTGAATTATCAACTGATTCGATATATTCTTTAAGAATATTACGTTGTTTATTAGATAAATTAGTATATTTGGTGTTAAAGTTCTCTACTAACATCTTCCATGCCAATAATCTTACCTCTTTAGGTTGTTTTGAGTAATCTTCATTGATAGTGGTAACAATTTTGTCGGAATTTTGTGTTTTTCCTGTTAAATGTTCCATCAATGTTGATTTACACTCAACATATTGCTTTGGGTTATCTGAATTTTTGTATTCAAACAATTTATAGATAGATGCATTCTCCTTATAGTTAGAAACTCTATACTTAAAGAAATCTTCTAATACAAAATTCTTCTTAATATCTTTAATTAAGTTGTATTTTTGTTTGTTTAGAGTAGTTTCGGTAAGTTTTGACCTTTCTTTTAGGATAATATTTAAAAATTCACCTGCTTTGTATTCTGAACTAAACGATTCTTTAATCGCAGATTGATACAACTTCAATTCTTTTGCCAATTCCGTCTTTTTCCCAAAGTGTTCTTTGATAATTGCTGTTGCCTTTGAATCTTTATTGTTCAAAGTATCTGTCGCAATCTGGCGTACTAGCAATTCGAATAGAATGCCTGTGTTTTTGTACTTACTATGCTTAATGTTTTTCATTAGTTCCTTCTATTTTTGGTAGAGTAACCTATATATTTAGTTATAAATATCTTAATTATCAGAATTCAATATATTTTTCTCATCTAATAGTGATGATTCGACAATATCATCATCAATTTTAAGAGATTCTATAATTATCTTCTTACTCTTTACTTTCTTTTTCATATTTGATAACATAGAATTAGTTACCTCTTTGTTCAATACTTCATTTGCGTTGTAAGAATGTCGTATTGAATCTGATTTTACATCAATTCCTTTATTACCTAATGGGTCTCTACCAAATGGTGATTTATCTTTACCATATGTACCAGTTTCTTTGGGTCTACCTGCACCTTCATATCCACCTTCAGATGAACCACCTTCATTTTCACCAAAAGGAGAACCACCGTCATCACCATCATCACCACTTTGTTGAGATAGTGATGCTAAATCATGTGGAGTACCAAATGATTCACCAGTCTTAGCAGGGTCATTACCTTCTGATTCAATCTGTTCGTGTCTAAATCCAAGTTTCAAATCGTTGATAACTCTGTATTGTTCCATCTTCCACTCATCTTCACTCATATTGAATACGTTTTTATACATCCACTCTTGAGATAACATTTTTAGGTCTTTCATATCTCTGACAAGATTTACTTTTTCAGACCAAAGATTTGCTTTCTCTTGTTCGTAAATAATAGATGGTGTAGTAAGTTCTAATTCGAAGTTTACTAAATCCTCATTCTCATAACCCTGTGCGTATAAGTGTACAACTGCAATCTTAGTTAATTCTGAAAGAACAATCTTTTGGATTCTCTCAACTGAACGTGCGAATCTGATATCTTCTTGTGCAAGAGTTGCTTTACCTTCAACACCTTCTTCGTATCCAATAAATGCTTTTGGAACTTTCAGTGCTGCCATCATTCTGTTCTTTAGGTATTCAATATCATCAATACCACCGAACTCCATACCACTAAGAGAATCAATCTCAGTACCACTCTGTCCACCTCTAACAGGTAAATAATAATCTTCCAACATATTTTGAAGATTGAACTTTAGGTTGTACTCACCTGTTGTTTCATCAACATAAGGAACTTTCTTCATCTGGTCGATGATGTTCTGCATATATGTATCAACCTCTGCAGGTGGAATATTACCAATATCAATCTTAAAGATTCTCTTTTCAGGTGCTCTCATAATTCTATGAATCATCATAGCATCTTCCATAAGAATTAATTGTTTCCAAGTCTTTCTGGCACCTTCTAATAGTGAACGACCATAAGGTAGGAAGTTTGTATCAGTCAATAATCTGAAATGTGCAACCTGAAACGATTCTAAAAACTTAGTGTTGTTTCTTTGTGAGATTGCGTTTGTGTTTTGTTCTTCAACTTCGAAACGTACTGAGTATGGGTTATCCATATCGTAACCTTCTTCTCTTCTCGTTTCGTATGCTGATAATGGTGATGCGTTTACAATTCCCAACTCATCATCAATATCTAAATAAAGATAATAATCACCATATTTGTTCATACCTCTAACCCAACTCCAAAGGTTGAATTCAATATTCAATACATCATAGAATAAGTTGTGTAGGGTTTTCTTTAGTTTCTCATCTGATGAGTTGATTCTGAGTACATCACCCATATCGTTTTTAAGTGTACACTCATCTGAGTAGATATCTAATACTGATGAAATAATGGAATCTTTATCCATTGCTTCATAATCAGTATATAGTTCTAATTTGTTTGAATGATAATTAAATCGTTCATTGTAGGTTTGCCAATTCTTTCGTGAATTTGAACCATGCAATCTACCATATCTATCGTAGTATGCTGAACCTCTACGATTACCATCACCTTGTAAGCGGGATGAATCGACTACCTTTAATTTATTTTTACCGACCTTTCTTACAACTACCTGAGTTGAGAATAATCGTTGGAGTCTACTAAATAATGATTTATCTGCCATAATTTTTGTTCTTTATTACAATATCCCTACAAACTATAAATATGATAAAAAATAGATTTACAATAACCAAGTTATATCTTCATCACCTCTACCAGTTTTTACCTTCCACGAATCTTTTCCTTTTGATTGATTCGTTCTAAATACACCTGTATTTTTAGAGGTTAATGATAATGCTCTTTTGCTAAGTTCGATACCTTGTTGTCTTAATTTTAATGCGGTATCTCTTACCCATAGAGATGTTGAGAAGGAAATTACCAAGTCATCATTGTAACCCTGTTGTGCTTCTGCTCTACTACCATTCCAAATGAATACAAACAATTCATCTATCAACCTTTTAGAACGAATAATAGGAACTCTTTCTCTCATATAGGTATCTAACTTAGATATCACCAATGGTCTGGTTCTACTTGTCATTGAGAAACCAGGCACCATCTGAGATTTATCTTTTAAATCATATCCTTTTTGTAAATGAATATCATCATCTACATATCCAAACTCTTTGTAGGAATAATATAAGTTTGAATAATTTCTATCAATTGCTTCTTGGATTACTGCCCATCCAATATTTGCGTTTTCAATTACTAATAATGCATCGTTCCATTCGGTTGCAACATTTACCAACATATTACCATAATGCTTGGTTTCAATCTTACCTCTGTATTCTGCAACCTGTTCAACCGATTCTACATCAATAACGTGAAATGCCGAATAATCAGCACCATCTCCCCTCGCAACATCCGCAACTACAATATAATCTTTTGCGTAGTTTGGTTGTTGCCAAATCCAATAGTTTCCATCAAACCCCCTTTTCTCAACCGGCTCTTGTACATGAGTTTCTTCATACCATTGTAGAAGTTGTCCATCAACAACTGTATAACCAGATGAAATGAAATCACAATCACATTCTTGTGCTGCCATCTTTTCACCTAATAGTTGAGTTTGTTCTGCTCTCCATTTTTCATTTCTTTCTGGATGAACTGTCCAATGGAGTTTGATTGGATTCCAACCATCGCCACCTTCACCTTTTAACCATGTCTTATGAAAGAAGTTACCAACCCCATTTGGAGTTGATAGTACAATTGCTTTACCACCAGTCGAAAGTGTTGATTGTGCAGATGCCCAAATTGAATCAATACCTTTGATAAACGCAGCCTCATCAATAATCAACATTGATAGTGCTTCGGAACGACCTGCATCACCACTTGCTGATGTTGCTTTGATTGTTGAACCATTTCTTAATCGTAAGGATAGTTTGTTATCTTCTTCGGTATCGCCTCTTAACCAACTCGGCAAGTTCTCATGCATATACCTAACCTTAGTAACTAAGTTCTTAGCTACCTCTTGTTTGGTTGCAATTACCAATATGTTTTTATCTTCGTGGAATAACATCATCCATAAAGAATAACCTGCGGATAATGTTGAGATACCTAACTGACGTGATTTGAGGATTACGTTATATCGGTGGTCGTTAAACTCACCCATAACATCTTCTTGAAAAGGATACAAATCAAAAAGAATTTTACCTCTCTTTGGGTGTTGTATATAACAATACTTCTTAAAGAAGTAAACTGGGTTTTGAGCACATTTAACGTACTCTTCTCTAATAAGTTCTTTTATACTCTGCCCCATATACTACTTACCCAATTTCCATAGGAACTGAGTAGATAGTATTGG